TGCCTATCGCAAAGCCTGAACACTTCGCGCAAACTTCAACGTATGGCAAGAAATACAATTTCCGTTATTGCGCATATTTGAACATCAATAAAAACGATGATTCTTTACACGTTGAAATTGTGAAATTGAATCATGGTTTGGGCGAACAAATGATTATCAAGGCCGAACAAATCATTACTTCGCAAACGCCCCCGCCGCGTCTTTCTGACAATCCCACATTTCACAAATGCGCTTATTGTCATATGAAGGACGTTTGCCATAAAGGGGCCATTGTTGAAGTGAATTGCCGAAGCTGCAAACATGCCCGGCCTGTTGAAAATGCCGAATGGTTTTGCGAAATTCATAACGGAAACATTCCGAAAGAATTTATCCCGCAAGCCTGCCCGTCTTATAAGGCGATAACGCAAAATGTCTAATGTGATTTACGCAAATCGTTGGTATCAAGACGAAGCCGAATATTCGGTTTTCGACTACTTCCAACGCGGCAACGTCGGGAACCCTGTTGTCGCAATGCCAACGGGAACCGGCAAGTCGGTTGTAATTGCGAACCTGATTAAGAAGATTTTTCAATATTGGCCGAATCAACGAATAATGATGCTTACGCACGTTAAAAAGTTGATTTCCCAAAATGCCGAAAAACTTTTGTCGGTTTGGCCTGTCGCACCAATGGGCGTTTATTCCGCTGGTTTGAATTCCCGCGAAATGATTATGCCGATTGTCTTTGGTGGCGTTCAGTCAGTCGCCCCGGCAATTAAAAAGGCATTGGCCGAACAAAACAACATCCCGCCGCATATGCGCCATTTTGGGTGGCGCGATTTGCTTCTAATTGACGAAGCGCATTTGTTAAGCCCTGCCGAAGATACACAATATCAATTCATTATTGCCGAACTCAAAAAGATTAACCCGAACTTGAAAGTTATTGGCTTCACTGCAACCCCTTATCGGTTGAAGCAAGGTTTGATAACCGAAGACGACGGAATTTTTACCGACGTTTGTTATGATATTACCGGCGTTGAAGCATTTAACCGACTTATTGCCGAAGGTTATTTGTCGCCGCTGATTTCACGCCCGACGCAAACCAAAATTGATACGTCGAACCTTAATCTTTCGAACGGCGATTTTAACGGCAAGCAAGCCGAAGACGAAGCCGAAAAAGTTATTTACGAAGGATTGAAGGAAACTTGCGAACTTGGTTACGACCGTCGCCATTGGCTTATTTTTGCCGCTGGCGTCAAGAATGCCGAACATATCGCATCTATGCTTAATTCGTTCGGAATAAGCGCCGTCGCCAGTCATTCGAAGTTAAGCGAAAAGGAAAACGACGCGCGCATGGCGGCTTTCGAAGCTGGCGAATTCCGGGCACTTGTGGGCATGAACAAATATACGACCGGCTACGACTTCCCGGCAATCGACCTTATCGCCGACTTTCAGCCTACTACGTCGCCCGGCAAACACGTTCAAAAAGGCGGGCGCGGTACGCGACCTTCGCCGGATACTGGCAAAGAAAATTGCTTGTTTCTTGACTTCGCCGGAAACGTTCGACGGCTTGGGCCGATTAACGACCCGGTTAAGCCGCGCAAACCCGGCAAAGGTGCGCCGGGCGACGCGCCGGTTCGTATTTGCGAAGTCTGCGGCGTTTATAACCATGCTTCGGCCCGTCATTGCATGGCGTGCGGCAATGAATTTACTTTTGAAACGAAGTTGTTTGCAAATTCCTTCGGCGGCGAAATTCTGCGGTCGGATGCGCCAATAGTTGAATACTTCAACGTTCAAAAGGTTATTTACGGCTTGCACGAAAAGAAAAACGAACACGGCGTTTTAACTTCGCCGCCTTCTATTAAAGTTTCGTATTTCTGCGGCTTTCAAATGTTCAATGAATGGCTTTGCCTAGAACATCCGGGGCTTGCAGGCAAACGGGCGCGCGATTGGTGGCGGCAACGTCATTCGGAAGAACCGCCGCCGACTACTTACGAAGCATTGCGCCGCGTTTCCGAATTGCGCGTTCCGTCGCGTATCCGTGTTCATACGAACAAGAAATATCCCGAAATCCTTTCCGCTGAATGGTGAAATTATGACGAATGAAATTACCAAGTCGCCAGATTCGAACGTAGAAAAGAACCGCGAAATGTTGTTGCAACGTTCTATCGTAGGGCTTGCGAAGTACGGCGTAACAACCGATAATAACCCGCTTACGTTGCGGGCTTGGCTGCAACATGCGTTAGAAGAAGCGTTAGATATGGCAAACTATCTTCAAGCCGCAATTACCAAACTTGACAACGAAGGAAACTAAAATGCAATTTATGGACATTAAAAACGGGCGCTTTTATTTGGGCGATTGTCTGGAAGTTATGAAAGAAATTCCAGACGGGGTTATTGATATGATTTTGTGCGATTTGCCTTATGGAACTACAGCCTGTAAATGGGATTCAATAATTTCGTTTGAAGCTTTGTGGAAAGAATATGAACGTATAATTAAAGATAATGGGGCCATAGTGCTCACAGCAAGTCAACCGTTTACAAGTGCTTTGGTTATGTCAAATATAAGTCTTTATAAGCATCGTTGGGTTTGGGATAAAGTTAAACCTGGCAGCGGATTATGTGCAAAGAAAGCTCCGCTTCGCAATGTAGAAGATGTTTTAATATTTTGCAAAGGAAGCGTTAACTATTATCCTCAAATGATACCCAAGAAGAAACGTGCTGAAAAGAAAAATGATTCAAACGGTGAAGCTTTTGGCGGCGCTAAAGTTGAACGCTTTCACGATAATAAAGGTGTTGGTTATCCGAAAGAAATTATTGAAATATCTAATGCAGACCAAACCAATCGTATTCACCCAACACAGAAACCGGTAGCCTTATTCGAATATTTAATTCGAACTTACACAAACGAAGGCGAATTGGTTTTGGACAATACAGCAGGAAGCGGAACAACTGCAATCGCTGCCGAAAATACACGCCGCAAATGGGTTTGCATTGAACAAAACGAAGAATACGCGACAAAAGCCGTAGAACGAATTTGGAATCATGAAGCAACGCCGCAGCAAGCAAGCGAAGTTAAAATAGATTCCGATATTCCAATTCCCGAAGGTGAAGAAAATGGAAATTAAAACCGAATCAAAAGCAAAGCCCAAGCATCGCGCCAGACGACCAAAGGCAACCGCGAACCCTGCGGCGTCTTTGCTTGCCGCGTTGAAGTTCGTTGCAGTCGCACAAAAGAAGGCCGGAACAGTTCAACAGCAATTCGGCGTAATTTCTGGCAATTGGGCCGCAGCGTCGAACGGCGTTCTTACTGTTGCAACAAAAGTCGAAGAAGACTTGTCGGCTTGCCCACATACTTACCAACTTATCGACGCGCTTTCCAAGGTCGGCGAAGACCTGTCGATTACGCAACTTTCGCCGACTTCGCTTGCGGTCGTTTCCGGGGCGTTTCGGGCCTTGATACCGTGCGCCGGGTTCGCCGATGTTGGCATTACCGGCCCCGATGAACGATGCGCCGTAATCGACGACAAGATTAAAGCAGCCTTCGAAGCGGTCTTGCCGCTGGCGACAGAAGGGGCGCAACATGCCCATTTGGCGGCGGTATTCCTGCAAGCCGGAAGCGCGGTCGCAACGAACGGGCATGTTCTGGCCGAATACTGGCACGGCATAGACCTTCCGCCGATGTTGGTTCCAAAGGCTGCGGCGGTTGCTGTCGTCAAGTCTGGCAAGGCGCTTACCGGCTTCGGCTATTCCGGCCCGTCGGCGACGTTTTGGTTTGAAGACGATTCGTTTATTAAAACGCAACTTTTCGCCGAAAAATTCCAGAACTATCAACCGCTTTTCAACTGCGAAGGCTTGAACCCTTGGCCTGTTCCTGATGAATTTTACAAGGCCGTTCGTTCGATTGAATCTTTCAGTCGTAGCGGCGTTGTGTATTTTGAAAACGGCATGTTGGCTTCGAACGAACAAGAAACGGAAGCTTCGACTTATAAAATCGAAGGTTTGCCGGAAGGCATGGGATTTAATGCGAAGTACCTTCTTATGGTCGAATCTTCGTTTAAGAACGTACATTTCGACGAACAATCGAATAAAGCGTTCTTCTTTGGCGAAAACGTGCGGGGCGTTCTTATGGGTATTGACCGAAACAGCGCAACGCCGTATAATCCCGAAGCAAACGAATTTGAAGACGACATTCCATTTTAAGAAGGTTCGAATATGTTAGACGCTAACGGCTTTATCGTAACAAAAGCAAGCCGCAAAATTGACAAAATCGCGTCGGCGGTTCGTATGTTGCTTCGGCCTGTTGAATTTATGACAGACGAAGAACTAATGTCGATTCCAGCCGGAAGCGTCTTCGTCTTCGATGTTGAATGCTACCGAAACTTTTTTTACGTCGCTTTCAAATGCTTGACGAATGGAAAGTTCGTCGCGTTTGAAAGGTCGCCCGACTTGGACTTTCCCGAATTGAAGTTGCGTTGGGTGCTTTGGCGCTTTTGTCTTGTGGGCTTCAATTCAAATTCTTACGACATACCAATGCTAGAACTTGCGGCCAAGGGTTTAAGCTGCAACGACCTTAAAGAAGCGTCGGATTTCATTATTAAAAGCGGCATCAATTACGGAACGAAAAAAGTTACGCCGTTTGACATTGAAAAGAAATATCGTATTCAAATTGGCAAATACAATCATATCGACTTGTTCAACGTATGCCCGGTAAATGGCGGCGTATCTGCCAACCCGGCTTCGCTTAAATTGTATTCGGGCCGCTTGCACGCCGAACGAATGCAAGATTTGCCGTTTCCAGAAACGCACATTTTAACGGCGGAAGATGCCGCAATTGTTCGCCCCTATTGCTGCAACGATTTAGCGAATACCGAACTTCTTTTTAACGAACTTGCGCCCGAACTTAAATTGCGCATGGAAATGTCGGAAGAATACGGCTTAGACCTTCGCAGCCGTTCGGATGCGCAAATTGCCGAAGCTGTTATTAACAGCGAATTGCAAAAGGTTCTAGGCTATTACCCGCGCAAGCCCACATTATCCGCCGATTTGGTTTTGCAATACAACGCCCTGGATTTTATTTCGTATCGTTCGCAACAATTGCGCGATATGTTCGAAGTCGTTAAAGGCGCGCGCTTTTATCTTGACGGCTTGGGTTCTCCTATTATGCCGGATGAAATCGACAAGCTTAAAGTAAAAATCGGCAACAGCGTTTATAAACTTGGCATGGGCGGGCTTCATTCAACAGAAAAGAAGATTTCGCACAAAGCAACTGACGAAATTATTTTGGCAGATAACGACGTAGAATCGTTTTATCCGCGAATTATCCTTAACCAAAAGCTTTTCCCGCAGCACCTTGGCGAAGCTTTCTTGCAGGTCTATAACCAAATCGTCGAAACCCGTATTCATGCTAAAGCGCAAGCCGCAGCATGTAAGAAAGCGGGCGACAAGGCCGGGGCTAAGAAATGGAAGACTATTGCCGATAGCTTGAAGATTACGATTAACGGAAGCTTCGGCAAACTTGGCAACAAATATTCAACGCTTTACGCGCCGCAACTTATGTTGCAAGTTACCATTACCGGGCAACTTGTTTTGCTTATGCTTATCGAAATGCTAGAAGACGCCGGTATTTCGGTTATTTCTGGCAATACCGACGGCATTGTTTCGAAGTATCACAAAGACAGACATAACGACGTTCGGGCCATTATTGCCGAATGGGAAAAGCGAACCAACTTCAAGACCGAAGAAACGCGGTATTCTGCCGTTTATAGTCGCGACGTCAATTCCTATGTCGCAATCAAGACAGACGGCGGCGACGAAGAAGCGCGCTTTCTTGATGAACGCTTGGGAGTCAAAACCAAAGGCGCATATTGCGAACGCGGTTCGTCTCTTAATTCGATTCTGTCAAAGAACCCGGAAGCTTTGGTATGTTCCGACGCTGTTATTTCGTTCCTGAAAAATGGAACTTCAATCGAAAAGACAATCAAGGAATGCAAGGATATTCGCCGCTTTATTTCGGTGAAGAACGTTAAAGGCGGCGGCGTTAAAGACGGCGTTTATTTGGGCAAGGTCGTTCGTTGGTATTATCCAAAAGGCGAAACCGGCTTTATCTCATACGAAGCAAGTGGAAATAAAGTCGGTACAACTGACGGCGCACGGCCTTTAATGGATTTGCCGGAAGAACTGCCGAACGATATTGATTATGATTGGTATATTAACAAAGCCGTCGAAATGCTTTATCAATGCGGGGCAAAGAAGGCAGCGCAAACGGCTTCGTTATTCTTTTAACTTAACGTCATTGTCAAAGTATCGAACGAAGTTGATTCGACGCCCGTTGCGGTAATGCGGGCCGAAACAATAACTTCAAGCGTTCCAGTCAGGCCGGTAACGTTCAATGTTGCCGAACTGCCGGTTTCATAGGTCGTTGTATATCCGCCGCTTCCGACACGCCATTGCAACTTCGTATCAACCCCGGCTTCGGCATCGTCTGCCGCGTTGTAGGCGGCGATACTGGTTGCCCCCCGGTTTCTCCTTCGCCATGCGACGGCGACGCTTGCAAGGCCCGTTCCTGCCCCCGGCGTGCGGCTTCCTTGCAAGGTCAGATATTGGGGATGGTACGGCTTGCCGGTGCGCCCGTTGTAGGTTGTCCCGATATTGGCGGCGTCAGCAAACGCCAGCGAATCCCGCGTTGTATTGTCCAACAGTCGGAAAGTAGGCGTTGCCGAATTTGCGTAAAGTGTGGGCATCACGCAAGTTTTACCATCCAAGAACCAAACGCGGTCGTTCATTGAATGCGACGCAAAGCGAGTATCAAGCAACGAACGATAAATATTCGAAAACGTAACGGTTCCGTCGCCGTTGTCAGTGAATCCGGCGTAAATCATAAGTTCGGAATTAACCAAAATCAAACCCGAACCATTCAAGGCACCTTGCGCGAAACTGAAATTGTGCAAGCGTGAAACGTCGCCGGAAGATAAGCCCTTTACAACAAAAGCCCCCGAAGTATCTTGCCCGGTAGAAAGTCCAACGGTTGCAGCATAAGCCGCGTTCAGTTGCCCGGTAATGAAATAAGGAATATCGTTGCCTTCGAAATCATTTGTTGAAGCGAAGGCGTCGATTGATTTTCGAACGTCAAAACTGATACTTGAGCTTGTCGGGCTTTTCGCCATAAGCATCATTCGGCCTTGCGACGCCATCGCGCCCGGCGCTTCGGGTGAAGCTTCGGAACGGGCAAGGAAGAACGGCGCGGGCACGATTTGGCGCACCGTGACGGGTTGCGCGTCGGTGTTGATAGGCGTCCAACCGGAAGACGGCGGGGCAAGCATCGTCGTTTCGTCGGAAGCGTATTTATCTTGAATGCAAGTAATGCGAATTTTGCCGTCTTCCAATGTTCCGAAATCAATTTTCGAAACGCGCATAACCATCGAAGCGATACCATATGGCGTATGTTGCAAAATGAAAACATCACCGGGGCGCAAGTTTTGGGCGGTTCTTTTGCAAATCAAATCGCACTTGTAAAGCGGAACGGAAACAATCGCAAGTTGCTTCGCCGCAAGTTTGTTCGCAATATCTGCCGTTTTGCAAGTAGGCATTGAAATATCATTTGAACGAACCCGCTGTTGAAAGTTGATATTTCCGAAGTCTTGCGCGATTGCAACAGAATCTTCGTAATCTGTCGCACGGTCGGAAAATTTAACGCGGCTTTGGTTATAGGTGTCCGCCCACAATGTTTTATCGAACGAAGTGATTTCGATAACATCGCTATCGCCCAAAGTTTGAAGCGTTGCAATGTTGTAATCTTGCCGAATAAGCTTGCATTTGATTTTCGCCGTTGCCGGGTCTTTATACAAAATGCCGTCGCAATGGCGCATGATTTCTTCTAATAGGTCTTTGCCTGAAATCGCATTTTGAACCGCGAACGACATTCCCAAACCTTCGTTATAAAGAGTTTGGGCGACGCTTGTTAAGTTCGTCAAATCCAACGAACTGACGGGCAAATTAAATTTGCCGTTGCTTCCCGTCAAGGCATCGTAAACAACTTCCATCGGGTTCAAATCAAGGCCGTTCGGCATGATTGAATAAGAAGCTGAAAGCCCGCTAGTAAGCTTTGAAACTTCAAAGCTGAACGCTTCGGGTGTCGCAGTCGTTCCGATATAAAAATGCCTGAAAACAATATGCGAAAAACCGTTGTATTTCGGAACGTCAGTGCCCAAAATTCCGGCCAAATAACTATCTTGCGTTTGATTCGTGTCACCGGGGTAAAACGTCATTACGCCTTGCAAACCGCCTTGTTGTTCTTCACCACCAAATAAATTCGGTTGATCTATGGTAATGTTTCCGACTGTACTTTGCGAACCAGTCCAAACCAATTTCGTGCCCGCCCAAAAGCGTTTCAAGGTAACGCCCGGCCCAATGCTTAAAAGCACGTTAATTCCAAGATAATTTTTATATCCGACTGTTTGGTGTTTATCCGAAGAAAACCAACCGCCGTCGATTGTCTTAACAATTGGCACGGCCTGAAAATCGCCGAACCAAATTACGACGGGGGATTTCAAACGAACCGTTCCCCAAAACAACGGCACGGGGTCGCCATATCCAGCACGCGGAAACTGAAAATCGCCCAATTTCGCCGAACGTGCGTTTTCAATTTGGGGCTTCGGCGCTAACGCCAGCGCGGCAACGACGAAAAGAACGGCAAAGATTGCGAACCACATAAATTAAACCCCTTGCGTGAATGGATTGTTTCCTTCGCCGGGCGCGTATGGGAAACCGCCGAAATTCGGCTTATTTGAAAACTTTGGACAACCGCCCGAACCATTATAACTATGGTCGCAACCTGCCGCAAGTTGAACATTCTTACCAACCGGATTTATTGCGAAAGGGTAATTAAGGTTTAATGTCGTTCCACTTTGCGACATAATCGAACGACGTTCAACACCGGAAATAACTTCGCCGCCCACAAACCAATTAGCGGCAAAGCCTGAAACACTGGCGACAACCAAAGACGCCCCGGAAACAGAAATAACCGAAGTGTTTTTGCTGTTGGCAATTCGCGAAACTTGGCATTTAGAATCGAACAAAACGTTGTTGCATGGGGGTTGAATCGCAAGCGTCGGAAATGTCGCACTCATTACCCCGCTAAAATCCGAAAGGGCTTTGAATGTTGCAACTTCGCCGCGAACTGAAACCCCGTTTATTTCACCGCCCCAATATTGAACAAACGTCGCCGCCGTTCTATGGTAGCGATAAATATTCAATTGAAGACGCGGCGGCGTAATCGAAAGCGCGTAAGCCTTCGCCAAATCAACCGAAATCGGCATTTCAATTGAAAAGCTGTTATCGCTGTCTTCGTGCGTTGCAACCTTCATTGAATGACGTTTCAAACCGGCAATCGGAACGTAATAATTTACGGCGTGCGTATGCCCGATTGCGTCGGTTGTATGATAATAATTCTTTTCAGGCGTAAGCCATTCGTAAAGTTCAAATGGCGAACCATCATCAATCGAACTTTCGGAAATATCGTAATCGCTCATTCGTGGGACTCCGCATCAATTACGTTAAATGAAATCATTGTATGTTGCCAATAATGTTCTAATTTTACTTCATCGTCAGCAAGTCGAACCGGGCGCAAAAACGAAATTCGTTTGAAAACTTGCCAACTTGAATCAGGCAACGCGGGTTCGATGGTAAGCAACGAATTTCCTTCGCTTGTTGCATTCGTTACTTTGCATCGGTGAATGCCTGCCGCCGTTTCGATTTCCAAATAACGATAACTTAGCATCGGAAACATTTTTTCGGCATATTCCGGCCCTTCGACGGTAAAAGACGAAAGGCTGGATAAGTTCAAAACGTATAAATCTGGCCTGAATGTGGGCATCCAAAAAGCACGGGTTGCGCCTTGCGTTTCGTCGAAAAACTTTTTCCAATAGTCAAGTTCACTTAAAACGTCGTAACGCTTGATTTTCAAAACGACGTTATTTTGAACCTTACTGTAATTCCATCGCGTAACGTTTTCAATAATGCCCGTCGTATTGTCGAATACCGTTTGCCCGGTTTGCGTTGCTTCCCTGATTTCATCATCGGCAAGCGGTCTTTGTTCAAGTACCGGCCTATTTTTGAAAATGGAAAGCGTCGCAGTGTTGCCCGGCCTTGCCAAAACATCGCGAACACGTTGCAGGCGATAATTAAGGTTCATTGTCGCAACGTTATTAACCGAAGGCCGGGACAAACCAAAGCCATCATCAACAAGGCAAGGCGAACCCGGAACAATCGTCGAACCTGCCGGAACGTCAATCGTTAAGGGCATAGACAAATCAGCGCCGTAACTTTGAAGCGCCGCGATTTGAACAATTGTTGAAACCGTGGCACTGACGTAAATCAAGCAAAATTCACCGGGGCGAACGTCAGTTTTAGCACGGTCGAAAACGATTGCTTGCGTTGCAGCGGGCGCAAGCGAAGTCGTAAGGGTTGCGTATTGCCATTCGGCCATCCACAAACGCCCCTTGCATGAATTCAAGATTGCTTTGTTCTTTCGAATATCGCTTTCAGTCGTAAGAATTATTTTGTTCTTTTGTTCGTTACGCGCCATTTTGCCGCGAACTGAAATGCGCTGTTCATTGCCGTTAATCGAACGAAGGTTATTCGTCATCCATTGCCAAGATTCTTCAACCGGAACTTCGGGAAGTTGCGCAAGTGTAACGGCCCGATTGCCGAAAATGTTTGCTTCGATACTGAACGAATCAGGCGAAGTAAAATTAAGAACAAGCGTCGCATTTGCCAAAGCCGGGCCGGAAGTCGAAACGACAACGCTAAATTGCTTTGATTGAAGCGTATTTATAAAAGCCGGGAAAGTAAGCCCGGTTATAGTCATTCCGTTATCGTTCAGAATTTGCGCATCTGACAAATAAACGGGAAACAAATTTGCGTTGTATGCTTCGAACTGAACAATCGTTTCAGACGAAATTGTTTGAAGATTAACGCTTTGCGGCGAAAGCGTAACCCCGCTGTAATAATCTTGCGCGAATGACCAAAACGAATAGCCCAAAATCGGATAATTATTAACCCGAAGTGTTCTATCGTGCGGCCCCGTTGTTCCGCTTTTACTTTCAGTAATTGGCCCCGAAGCCGCATAAAGCAAAAGGGGGAAATTCCCCCATCCTTGCAAGTCTGGCGAAACAAAACCACCTACGGGGAACGGTGCTTGTTTAGTAGCTTCGCCGATATAGCCCACAATTCCGGCCATTTGCTGAACTCCTTACGGTTCGTAACGCAAAGCGAAACCGAAGGTTCCAGAATGAAGCCCGGCCCCGCCTGTTCGGCTTGCCGTGTTCTTCGCAAAATGCGGAAAGGTTTTCCATTGAACCCCGCCGATTGTGATAACTTGACCGTTCGCCAAATTATCGTTTCGAAGCGCCCGATAATTCTTTGGCTTCAAAATAATTTGCGGCGCACCGACTGGCGTTGAAACGTCGGAAGTAACTTTAACCGGAAGAAGCATCGTTGTTCCGTTAAGCGTATTGGGAAGCATTCCCAAAAGAGTGCCTATGTGTCGGTGCGTTTTGAAAATGTAATTTGAACCGCCGTAATTGTTCCAACCGTTTGTAACCCCGCCACTCCAATTAACGTAAAGAGTAATTGCACCGTTATTGTAGGTTTCAAACAAACAACCGTTACTCGCTGAAAAACCGTTGTAAGTTATACTGAATTGGCCGTTCGGCGTCCAAGTATATTGCGAACCGCAAGAACCCGTAAAGAAAGCGCCGGTTCCGCCAATGCCGGGAACGTCAGTCTTCCCAAATGCAATTTCTTGATAAAACCCCGAACCGTATTGAATAACGCAATAAATTTCGTCGGGGTTTGTAAATGTAAAAATGTGATAAGTCAAAGGCCATGTAAAAACATGCCCGTCGCTTGAATGTTCTTGCATACAAATGCCGTAATTCGAAGTGGGTTGACCGTTTAAGGTCGAACCTGTTTGCGAAGTTCCGCCCTGTAACAAAATTCGTTGATTTGTTCCAATTGTTCCGCTAATTGTCAAACCGAAGAAACAACCGCTTTTCGAAAGAATGCCGCTTGTAAGCGTCCAACCTGCCGCAACTGCCGCCGTTTCGATTGCCGTTTTAACGTCAGACATTGCCGAAGCACTGCCGGTAACATAAGCCATTTTCAAACTCCTTATTTCATTTCGATAGCGACAAAGCGCCAACGGTCTTGAATCATTCCGTCTTGCAAATGCACAAAGGCCCGGCCTGAAACTGCCAAAATTGCCGCAACCGCTTGGGCAACTGTCATTGAAGTTTGATCGACAACCGAAGAACCGCCAATTTGAATAACGTTTTCAGAAAGCGAATTATAACCATTGCATGAATAAATACCTTCGATTTCGCCGTAAATGTTACCCTGAATCGCCGAACTTATGCGCTGGTGAATAATGCAAGGTTCCAAGTTGTAATAACCGGCCAAAGGAATAACCGAATCAATGCCGCCGCTTCCGCGTAAAAATGAATTCCATTGCGGAAAGACGCCCCAATTTGAATCATCCCAAGAACCGTCAAGCAACCGAATAAACCCGGCAGAATTTGCGGGTAAATAGTATTGGTGATAAGCGCCCGCCGCTGTAACTTGCCAATTTCCGGGCGGTGTAATGCTTCCCGCGACAAAAAGCGGCATTGGAAATTCATTCGGCGTTGCGTATTGAAAATACTTGCCTAAATAAAAATGGTCGTATGAAACCGAACCGACTTTCGTTGCGCCTGTTATTCTTTGTGGGCTAACCGTAACGAAATAACCCATACTGTTCAAATCGCCGCGAAATGCGGTAAGTTGAACGCCCGGTTGAAGTTCGAATGTTGCGCCGGTATCGAAACCAATTGCGCACATTCCTTTAATGTTGTAATAGGGGCTTCCTGTTGGATTCGTATTCGTTTTGAAACCGACGTAATAAGTTTCGGTTCCTGAATAGCCCGTACATTTCAAAATAAGTTCGTATTCCGAACCGGGCGTTGTAACGTAACGCATCGTTACCCATCCCGCCGCTTCGCAAAGCGTTTTAAGCACGCCTAAAAATTGCTTATGGCAATCATCGCCCGCGCCTTTTGTCAAACTTCCGATTGCGTATCCCATTTAGCGAACTCCTGCGATTCTTGCAACAGTGCCTTGATTCTGTTCCAAAGTTTCAATAATGTATGCCCGGCCTTCGGTTGTCTTCAAAGCGGCCAAAGCGGCTTCTTTCGAGGATACCACAACGGCAGTAACGGGGCTATTCAAAGTGACTTGCGGGGGCTGTTGATTGCCATTCGCGCCAGCGGAAGCCGTGCCCACATTTGAAGGATTCGAGCCGCTTCCCTGAACGTCAGCCGCGCCACTTTGCAAGGCTTGCAAGTTGCCAACACCGATTCGGGCCGTCGATTGCGCATCCATAACGAATTCGCGGCCATGCACTACGCCCGCAACTTCATTAACACCGATTGAACCCGTATAACCCCCGGTTTTGAATCCGGCGTTTTGCGACTTGATTTGCGCAACGTTCGCCAAACCTGCGACAACGGCAGCAGCGGCAGCAGCAGCGCCCAAAGCCGGGCCAACATACGGGATTGACGCCATAGCGGCATAAGCCGAAGTTGCAGCGTTGTAAGTTTGGATTGTCGCTTGCGCAATCGCGGCAGCTTTGCCAATTGCGGCAAGCTTTTTATTTTCAGATTTCGACAATTGCGACATTTGGCCGAAAAACGTTGAAGCCGTTGCAAATTGGCTTTCTTGTTGCTTCGCCCAAATTTGCATACGAAGGCCCGCCGCGTCTTGTTCGCTGATTAAATCAGCGGCCCGCAATTGGTTAATCTGTTCGTACATGGTTTGATACTGCGAAACATACGCTTCGCTTTGAACTTGCAAGTTCGAAGTATCAAGGCCCATTCCCGAAACAATCGACGAAGTAGCGTTTGCCTGATCGCCAGCGGTGAAGCCGCTTTGTTGGTTCGCTTTCAAGTTGTTAATCGCCGTCAATTGGTCGATAAACTGTTGCCGCTTCGTAACGCTTGCGTCAAGTAATGCGGCTTCCTGTTGCGAAACGGCGTTAAGCTGTTGCAACGCTTTGAATTTTTCTTTGTAATAGGCAATTTCAGCTTCGCCAAACGGCAAGCCTTCTTTAACCCGCTGATTACGAACTTGAATCAACTGTTGTTCAATTTCGCGTTCTTTCGGAAGCAATTTCAAAAGATTGAATTGGTCTTCCAAATCTTTATTAAATTGCCGCATTGGGTCTTTTGAATCGGCGAACGCTTCCCCAGCTTTTGCGACTGTTCGCGCATACTGTTCTTGCGTAATTGCGCCCATAGAAAGCAACTTTTGCGCCGCCGTCAAGTTCGCGTTATATTCGCGTTGCGGGCCGGTTGCTTGTTCATAAATTGCATCGAACGCCTGTTGAACGTCTTTCGCCTGTTGAATGGCTTTAATCTTTTCTTTAAGCGCCGCCGCTTCGTCTTGCGTAAGTTTGATTTTCTTACCCAACAACTGTTCTTCGATTTGATCGAAACGGGCTTGCGCTTCGCGTTCAGGCTTCAACAAGAAAAGACGTTTCAATTCGTTGTCAAGTTCGGCATTAACCTTCGACATTGCAAGGGCGCGTTTTTCGGCAGCTTTTGCGGCCTTTTCGTCAATCGGGTTAGGCGTCAGATTCGGGCCGGTTCCGCGAAGTGCGTTCGTCGAATCGGCGGCATCTTGCGCCCGGCGCTTTGCTGAAATATCGCGGGCACGCTTCATAAAGCTTTCGGCAGCGGAACCAACGTAATCTTTATTGAATGCGTCGGTGAAGGCTTTTCCGACTTCGGCGGCGGCATTCTTTGCAGAATCGGCAACTTCCATTCGCGGAAGCTTGATCGTTGCAGCGTCAAGGGCAGCATTCAAACGCCCGGCCATATCCGGGGCAATTGCTTGCCCCAATTCTGCAATTTTACGAAGGCCGATTTGCCATGCGTTCAAAAGCATTTCGACGGCACTTGCGCCAAAATTGACAACCGAAGCGAAGACGAATCGCATAACATCCGGCAGATTTTCCCAAATGGCCTTAATTGCGTTGAATGCTCCAACCCATGCGCCAATTACGAAATTAACGTAAGTTTTCAAAGCGCCCATAATGGCTTCACCGACGTTTCGGAACTGTTCGCCCCATCCGTCAGTTTTAGAATTCATCCAGTCGATTGCACTGTTCCAAATGCTTTTAACCCATTCGGCGGCAACTTTCGCCGCGTCGCTGATATACGCGAAAGCGGTTCGGAACATATCCTTCAAAGTAACCGATTTATCGGCGGTAACTGTCACGCTGTCACCATACGCATAAATTGCGGCAGCAGCGGCGGTAATGCCCACAATAAGCGCACCGATAGGGTTAGCCGCAAGGGCAACCGTGAAAGCCCATACGGCCTTCGTTGCGGCAACCAAAGCCCCCAGCAACACCGGGCCGAAATAAACCAGCAGGGCAGCGCCTACGGTCGCCGCAATGACGCCCAAAAGCTTCATGTTATTGGCAAGGGCGATAATGCCGGAAGAAATACCGGCAGTGATACCCAATTGCTTGTTAAGTTCGCCAAGTGATTTCGTCGCATTGTTCTTTAGAACCGTCATTGCTTGCGACAATGTGGGCACGGTCTTTCCAAATTTGGCATCAATGCCAGCGGCAGCGGCGGAAAATGCGTCGAACATCACTTGCGCCGTGATTTTGCCTTGCGGGGCAAGTTTCAACAGTTCGCCGCGTGTAACGCCCAATTTTTTAGCGATTGCGTCGGCAGCGTTCGGCATTAGTTCCATTACCGAACGGAATTCGTCGCCGTCTAGCTTGCCTTTGTTGAACGCTTGCGAAAGTTGCAGCAATGCGGAACCGGCTTCGGTTGAAGTTGCGCCGGAAACGACAAGCATTTTATTAACGGTTTCAGTAAGGCGCAACGAATCTTCTTGCGACTTGCCAAGATTTTTCAACGCCATATCAAACCGCGTGAAAGCTTGCGTTGTTTCTTGAACGGGCGTTCGGGTTCGATTCGCAACGTCGAAAAGTTCGTTCGTCAATTGCGTAACTTGTTTTTCAGAATCAGCGACGTTTTGAAGCTTGTTTTGCAATACGGTGTAAGCGTCAGCAGCGCCCAAAATTGCGCCCGCCGAAAGCCCTACGCCAGCGATTGCGGCAGCGCCGCGAACGAACGACATAATCGACGAACCGGCTTTGCTTGCCGATTGCGCGGCTTTATCTTGCGCCTGTTGCAGTCGAAGGGCGGCAAGGGCGGCGCGGTCAGCAGCGGCGGCAGCTTGCGACGTTTGGGCCGCTGTACGGGCTTGTTCAGTCGCCAGCTTTTGCGCCGCTGTCTGCCCTTGCGTTTGGGCCGTGGCGGCGCGTGTGGTGGCCGTTGCTAGGGCTTGCGCGGCGGTTTGCCCTTGCGTGGTGGCAGTCGTTACCCGCTGTTGCGCGGCGGCAGCTTGCGCGGCGGCGGTAGCGGTTCGGGCTTGTTCGGTTGCCAGTCGTTGCGACGCAAGGGCGGTCGAATTGATCGCGGTTGCAGCGTTCGAAGCGACGGCCTGAATATTGGCAAGTGCGCCCACATTAAGCGACGCAAGTTGCGTTTGCAGGTTCTTAACTGCCGCGTCAGCATTCCGGGCGTTTTCGGCAATCTTTACAAGCTTATTCGAAATCGAAGGCGAAACCTTGTCGGCAACTTCAATGCTAATATTTTCGTCTGACATTTTCAGCCTTTCAACTTAAAATTCTTGCGCATCTTGCGCCCGATTAAAACCGAACGTTCGACAAATCCCGCCGGGGCTTGTTTTGAATATCCATCGTTAAGACGGCGGATATATGGAAGATTGTTCGTTATAAAAATCACTTGTCCGGGCTTTTTGTCTTTTAATACTTGCCGGGCTTTGTTTATTGTTTCGGCGGCGCTTGCCTTTTGAGTTGAACCGCCTTCGCCGGGATAATGCGGGTTTATCTTTTCCGACGAAGGCGAACCAACCGTTACAATCCAATTCGAAAGGGCTTGCGAAGTATCAACCGGCGTTTTATATGCCAAATCGGCGACAATGGTTAAGGCTGTATCAACGGCAAGTTTCGACGCGGCTTCGTCAATAGCCCGCGCCTTTTTTTCCAAACTTGCCGCCAAATCCAACAAACCTTTTCCCATTATTTCGCCTTTTGCTTCGCCTTCATTTTTTCGTTAAGCCGTTTCAAATGTTCCGAATCCATACGTCGAATGAAAAAATGCAAATCTTCCATTTGTTCTTCGTCGAATTCGAAAGCCCTTGCGTAATCTTGCACGCTAGACCACGGAATTGCAGTCGGGGCCATCGCGTGCGAACGTTCGCAATCCAAATCAAAAAAGGCTTGCATATACAATTGCAAGCCCTGTTGAAGTTCCGGCGCGTTCGCTATACGGTCGGGCATTGGTTGCCCGGCCCGCATAGCTTGCTTTGCAATATTCTGTTCGATTGGGCCAAGTTCCAACAGATACGCCAAAACTTCGTTTAGTTTTTTGCTTCGTCTTCCAACGATTCTTCGCGGAACAACGAAGCCGATTTTGCCTTTTCTTGCAAATCGTCGTACATTTCGGGCAGGTCGGTAAGCAACTTCACGGCGGCTTTTTCGCTGAACGCGATTTCAGCGCCGGATTCATCGCGAACGTTCTTCCAACCCTTCAAAACGGTTTTCGCGAAAACACCAATGAAAAGCGTTTCGGCGGTATCGTTGTTCATCGTGCCAAGTTCGATTTGGCGACGATAAGGCCGGGTTGCAGCTTCAAGGGCTTTCGTATAAGCCTTGTTCGACTTCCCCATTCGGGAAATGATGAATGTGGGAATCGTGCCGTCTTCGTTCGGGCCGTATTGGATTTCAACGCCTTCAACTTCTTTTTCGGCATTGGTTTTGAATTGGGTATAAAGCGACATTTGGGAAACTCCTTCGAAGGTTAAAGAAAAAAGGGCAGGTTTGCGCCTGCCCTTTTATCATACCGCAATTAAGCGGGCATTGCTACATTCGGAAGATAGGAAAACACTTCGTAAAGCATCGTGTAACCCTTCGAATTGGCAGCGCCTGCCGGTTCAAGCGGAACGGTAATCGGCGCGTCTTTTTCAACGCTCAAACGCCCGCCGCCCAAACCCATCAAAGGAATGTCGAACACAAAGCCCGCGTTTTTGCTTGCGCTGATAACCGACAAACCAACGTCAGCATTTTGGCGAACTGCCTTCACTGCCGAAACAGTAGTGAAGTAAGCGGTAATGGAACCACCGACTTCGAAGTTACCCGCCGAAGTGTCGAAAGCGCCCAAAACTCCAACGGCTTTATTCGGCGTAACGTTGTTGTTAATAGAAACCGAAGCTTCGGAAACGTAACCGAACAAAGCCGAAGGGTTCGAAGTTGTCGAATCAAGAACGGCCATTTTGATTCGGTAAACATCCGAAGACGTATTGAAAGCGTCTTCACCGGCAACGGCGACGCGGGTTCCGCTTTTGATCGTGTCGCCAGCTTCGCCGCTTCGTTGCGAATTCTCGCAAGCCACAAAAGACAAATCTGCGTTCAACTTGTCGTTTTGCGGAATGTTCAACGTGAATTCGTTTGCAACCGCGCCTTCCAAATATTCGGCTTGCGTTGCGGTAGGGCCGTCGCCCAATTGGCGTTCAATGTTGTACGAACGACGCTTGATAAGCGAAGGTGTCGATTCGTTTTTCAACACGGTTCCGGCGAACAAACGAATCAGCTTGCCGGTTCCGGCTTCGGTTACTGGCGTGAAAGTCGTATCGTCGAAAACAAGCGACTTCGCGGCAATCGACTTAATGCGGGCATAGCCCACATTATTAGCGAAACGGTTTGTTGCACCGTCGCCGCCAATAAACACCCAAAGGCCGGGAATCAAGCCGGGCAGGGTCGTAAAGTCTGCAACCGTCGCAACAAGCGAAGGAATGCCGGAAGTAACCGCAAAGTTAATATCGGCGGAAGCGAATTCGAAACCAACCGTTTGCAGCATTGCAGCGGCAGGCGGCGCGGCTTCATCAACCAAAACTTCATTAACGACAACCGTTCCGGGAATCGAAGAAGCAACAGTTTTCAAACCGTTGTTCGCCGCATTGGTGAAGCCGGTTGCATTCACGATATGACGAACCGCAAACGAAGCGGGGGGCGCACCAACTCCGATGCTGACGGCATAAGTCTTCGTTGAAGCTGTAACGCCCGTGACAGTGATTGCCGCCTCGTTCAGGGGTTTGGTCGAAGGCAGTTCGCGGGCGTCAGCAAAGAAGAACCCTTGCAAAATGCGAGTAAGGTTCGATTTCGTGAAGTCGATATTGAACCCGCCCGAAGCGTCAAGGCTTGTAATCGTGCCCTTTTTGTTTTGGCGCGAAGGGTCAATGGGGGCGCGTGCAACTGTCGAAAGGTCGCCGCCGAAATCCGAATATGAATTCGGTTCCAAGGCGTACCAAGTGGGGGAACCCGGAAGCGTCTTCAAAGAAGCTTCTTCCGCATATGCAAGGCCGGTAATGTTGGAATCAATCTTGTTAGGCATTTTTAATGCTCCTTATGAAACTTCGTCGTATTCAAATTCGGCAACGACGTTAAACCGATGAAAAAGGTTTTCGGGCGATAGTTCGTTAATCCTCACATTCTTAAACCAAACTTTATCAGGCGTCGATTTTCCGCGAAATGCGGCGCGGGCAATTTCCGCAAGCGTGCGCCCATTTTGGCCGGAATTTGAAACAGATTTCGGGCAAAACAATTGCACAAAAACCAAACCCGAAGCCGTGTAACGACGTTTCAAATCGTTTCCAGCAAGGGCCGTTTGTTCTTCGAACACCGTTTGAATTGAAACGCGAACCCAAAACTTCGACGAATCGGGTTGCGCCGGTTCTTCAACCAGCGGCCAACGAACATCAGGAATATAACCGATAAGCGAAGACACTTCGGCAGCGTTCCAAGCCTGCCAAAAAGCCCCGCAAATTTCGTCGGTTGCACCGCTGTAAGTCGTTGTCATTGTTTGAAAATTACCGTGTAAAGGATGGTTTGCCCGTTCGGGTTCAGTTCTTGAATGTTGAACAATTGCAGTTCGACGCCATCGCGAATAACAACGTCTTTCAACGATGGTTCGAAATCAACCGCGCCCATTAAGCCCATTACCGCGCCCATTGGAACTTCACCGCCTGCCATGTAAGAAAGCGTTTCGTATGTCTGACGATCAACCGTAAGAAAGCAAATCGAAACGTCTTTTTCAACCGGCGTAATTTGGTTCGTTGGCTTCCAAGGCTTCGAAGAATCAACCGGGGCGGCATCGCGAACAATGCGCCACTTCACCAACTGCCCATTCTTCGCAATCAAGCGAAGGGCGGTTTTAACTTGGGCGTCGAAGCGTGCCATTTCAAACCCGCAACGTGCGAAGGGCGAAGCCGGTTGCGACTGTACCGAACAACGGTTGCAACAAAGCTTCAACGGCGGTTAATGTGGGCACAATTCCAACCTTCGAAGGGTCGGCGTATTCGGTTTCAATCGGCCCGACTTTTTCGCGAACAACGAAGTCGCTTGCCGAATAGTTCGGCATAATATCGACGCCTTCATTCAACGCAAGAACGGTCGAACATTGCGCCGATTTAAGTTGCTTCGGAATGACGTTCGAAGCCAATTCGGTTTCAGACGAACCCACATAAACGCCAGTTCGGGGCCATTGCAACGCTTGACCTTCGTTCGCAACGTCGCCTTGAAAGCGGTTCGCTTGGGCTTCCAAATAGTCGCAAGCCTTGATAACCATAACGGCCAAAGCATCATCGCCAGCGGGCAGCGTTGCGCCGCGTTGTTCAGCGTATGAACGAACTTCAGCAAGCGTTACAAACGAATTTGCGTCGGATACATTCGAACCATCTTCAACAGTAATCACAATCGCCATTTTCGCACCTTCGTTCGTTACGTTTGACGCCTGCCCACACTAAAGCGGGCAGGGGCGGGGCTTATTGGCCGTTCGGCGTCCAAGCCGGGGGCGTTGCAGGCTTGCCAGCTTGCGGGGCATTGGCGGGCTTGCCTTGGGCCTTCGCCCGGGCTTTGGGGGCCGGTTCGTCGCCAACTTTTTTCGTCAGGGCCAAAATCTTTTCGGCTTGCGCGGCAATGGCTTCTTCGGCGTTCGGAAGTTCAGCGTAAGGGGCCGGAACTGCACCGGCTACACCGTCGCATTCTTCCAAAGCACCTTCGACGGGCACGGCTTGCGCGTTACGAAAGACAACTTGCGCCGTCATTTTCGAAGCGGCTTCGAAGTCTTCGGGAGTAGGTGCGACGCCTTCGACGAAATAAAGGATTTTTGCGGGTTTCATTTGAATAGCTCCAAAGTAAAAGAAAGATTGAAGAAAGGGGCCGAAACCCCTTCCGTTTGGTCAATTACTTGACCTTGACAACAACACCGGCCAAATCTTTGTTAGAAGTGGCGTACTTGTCCCAATTGGTCGAAGTCAGCAAAGCCGCATCGTTCGGCGATTTACCGCCGTTCGTTTTGTCCCATGCGAAACCGCGAACACCGACGTTGTAAGACCATTCGGCTTGAAACGTGCGAATGATGTTTTCATCGCCGTTCTTCGCTTCTTCGTTGGCCGTGTAATCGTTGTTTTGGTCAATGATAACCGCGCCGGGAACCAGACCCAAAACCGCATAGTTGTTCGGCGAACCAGTGATAACCAGATTTTGCGAATCGGTCATAACCAACAGTTTGCCGAACGGGTCGCGAATCACGTTCACATTGCCGTAATTGAACAACTGCGAAGCGTTCGTAAGGTTCTTCCCGTACAGGTCGAACATGGGTTTCGAGTGCATAACCCATGCGCCGATTGTCGAACTTTGGTCGCCGAACTTCGCTTGCCCGTTGTTCAAGTTGCTGAAAGACAACGTATCTTCGGGCGTGGTGTTGCCGGTTGCGTCATAGACGTTCGAAGCTTGCGCGGAAAGCGCCGCGTAAGTTGCGCCCAAACCGACGTTCAACATATCGGCCATCGTGTCGAGTGCCAATTGTTGCCCCAGCGCCGCGCCCGCAACTTCGGGGTTTTGCTGAATCCATTTGAATTGGCCGGGGTCAAGGCGAACGGGCGGCGTGCCCGCTGCAACCTTCACCATCGTATCGACAAGGTGCGCCAATTTCTTTTCGGAAACACTGCCCGAACCGTAAGAGTTACGGCGGCGAACAAGCCCGGAAATTTTGGCGAAAAATGCCACGTCGGAAAAATCGCCTTGATGCGCGGCGGAACGAAGGGTAATTGCGCCCCCGGTTGCAGCGTTGAACAGGTCGATACGTTGGCGCAAAACTTCGGTCATCGAAGAATATGCGTATTCGGAATAAACGGCAAGGTCAGAAAGTGCCATGATGAATCACCTTTAATCGGTTGCCTTCGAAGCCTTGATGTGTTCCGCAAGTTGCGCGGGGTTCATCGAAGCCAAGTCGGCGGGTTTATCGGATTGGTTCGGGGCACCGCCGCCGCTATTGTTCGAAGGCTTACCGGCACCGCCGCTAGCCTTTGATGCCGTGATAATAGCAGAAAAATCTTTGTTTGCAACAAATTCCGCTTGCAGTTCGTCAAGTGACATTGCCGAAGGCTTGCCGTCTTTGTCAAGAATTCGGGTAATCGGTGCGTCGCCTTCGAAATCAGCTTGCAAACGCGCCTTGATATGCGGCAGCAAAAGCGCCGGGGCATTGCTGATTTTCGCGGCAAGTTGCGTCGCCACGTTATCAACAAGCTGTTTTTGCGTGTGGGTTGTCAGCTTACCCAAACGGCCTTCGTATTCTTCTTTTTGCTTGTCAAGTTTGCTTTGCCAAGACTTTTCGAGCGTTTGAATATCGCCCTTTTTGCGTGCATCGTCGTTGCCCAATGCGTCTAATTGTTCTTGCGCTTCGCGCAACTTCGTTTCGGCTTCTTTGCGCAATTGTGATTCGCGGTCTTTTGCGCGTTTCAGTGCGCCCGTGTCTTCGTCGCCGTCAATATCCAAGCGGAAGCCGTCGCCGTCTTCGACGTATTCGCTTTTGAAATGTTCGGAAAGCTTGTCGTATTCAGCTTTGGTAAGTTTCTTTTTCAGTGCCATTTTTAGGACTCCTAAAGTTATGCCGATTCACCGAATCAGCGGGATAAAGTTTCGTTGATCTTACGGCGGAATTCTTCAATCGTAAGCGGCTTCGCTTCAAACTTAGCCAAATCTTTTTCTTTCAGTTTTCCGCTTCGCAGTTCTTCGGCCTTCGCTGTTCCAAAAATATCATCTTGGAACGTTTCAGACTGGCGAACGGCCCAAGTATAGAACGTTTCGGCGGCAATGTCATCTATGCCCACAATAGGCGCAATGTGCGAACGGCAACGAATATGCGCCGGGGGAAGCGGGCCAGCGCCGAAACGAAATCGCTTCCCGTTGCGCCCCCTGCAAATTTCAGTCGTTGAACTGTCGATTACGGAAAACCAACGATAAAAACCGTATAGCGCGGAAACAACACCGGCCCCGCTTATTGCCGAAGCATGTTGCACCGCTGTTGCAATTACCGCCGAAGCTTGAACCCCGATTCGTTGCAGTTGCGACGAAGTGCCTTGTTTCGCGTTTTCGCCCGTGATTTCTGCAACGGTTTGTTCAAGCGTCCAACCGTTCGCCCATGCTTTGCGAATGATGTTTTCGACGCCCGATTGTGCGGATACTGAAAACGTTTTGATAAACGGCAACAGATAAAGCCCGTTTGCGGGAATAGGTGCGTTTGTGATTGCAGACCAAAGACGTTCGTTATTTCCAGTTGCCGCGCCAATTCCGAAAAGCGGAATTTCGTTCGAAGAATTGTTTTCTTCAATATACGCAATCGCTTCTTCGTCTGTTGGTATTTCTGCCGAACCGTCGAAATTTGTTTCTTCTTCCAAACGTGCGAAGACAAAAGCACGGCGCGAAAATTCAGCATTCGCCGCCGTGAAGTCTTTAAGCTGATTCAAAATCTGTTGCGTGTATTTGCTATAAATTCGCGATTGCGATTCGCGAAGCGCAACGACAAGCCGGTTCAATTCGGCTTTGCTTAGGCCGTCAAGTGTTTTATATTTGACGCGGCCCAATAGGCGCGAAAGTTCGGAACGCAATTCGCCCAAAACAAAATTAAATTCGCGGGCAAACTGAACCTTTACGCCTTCGATATAAACTTGTTGCCGTGTGGCAATGTCGTATAAACGTTTGTTGTCTGACAGTGCCATGATTACGCCCCATTGTTTGCGTTAGGGTCGCCCGGATTGTTCGCCGGGGTTGCAAGTGCCATCGAAGCGGCGGTTTCAGCGTCGATTTTTTCTTTCGCCTTCGTATCGTCTTCGGTTGCTGTTCCAGACTTGCGAAGAACTGCCCGCATTTCTTCGAAGGTAATTGCGCCGCTTTGCCATTCCTTCATCGCCTGCCCGCGTTCTTCCGGCGTCATTCGTGCAATGTCGAAATCAGTGTTCAATTCAAATTCAATGCCGGTTTCAGGAACACCGACAAAACGGGCGCACCACTTCAACGCCCAAAGGTAAGCCGCTTGAACGTTTTTGGCTGTACTGGAAAGCGTCGAACCTTCGGAAGTTGCTTCAACCTTCGCTTCGAATGCGGTTCGTTGAACTTGTTTTTGTTCGACAAGCTTTGCGCCCAATGCAACCATTTGGCGTTCTTTCGCTTCCATCGCTTCTTTAATCATGGTGTTTTCGGTTGCTTGCAACAACTTTGCATCACCACCAACAGGCAACGGAATTCCACCACGGGAACCGAACGCAACAGTTCCTTTCAAAACGTCTTTAACCCATTCTTCGGTTAAGCCGGTAAGAACTGGCGTCGGTTGTCCAACAACGTAACAAGCTTCTTCGTAATCCGCCGAATTACGATAATGCGCGATATTCAACGAAGCCAAATCGTAAAGGTTCGGGTTATCAGGTTGCGGGTCGTTGTTTTCAGTGCCCACAAACGTAAAAGGGATTTCGCGCAACGGCAGGCCGTCAGCACCACGGGGGCGCATTGTTTTATGAAGTTGGAAATTGCCTTTCGGAACCTTTGAACCTTCCCAAGTTGTAGGGGTTGATTCTTTCCAAATTTCCATAACGTATTCGCCGTTTTCGTCTAGCTTCAAAACGCGGAATTGTGCGGCGTTCTTCATTTCAAAGCCATCATCAGCGAAGCAATAAGCTTCGGCCAATACGACAAGCGACAAGATTTCTTCGGCCCCGCGTTCAGTCAAACGCCAATTGATAATTTCTTGCGGCGAATACGTCGTAATTGTAGGGCGAACGCGCCCGGCTTCTAAATCGGCAATCGACGCGCCGCCTTCGGGAATTTCGGGGTAATCGACAAGCAAACCGGCGCGGGAATATGCCAGCGTAAGGGATAGCGTCTTTTTCGATTGTTGCGTTAGGCTTACGCCCGTTCCGCTTGCGTTCGCTTCAACGGGTTTCAGCAGTTGCGGAACCTTAACAACCGGGTCACGCATAAAGACTTGACCGACAAGGCCGGAAAGCGTGCGACGGGTTACGTTATAGAAAACGGCGCGTTTCAAATAAGATTCGTAACGGGCTTTGTTTTCCTTCGAAACGTCTTCGGCGTTCGGCATTGGAAGATAAGTCGTTCGCGCCGCCTTAACTGTCGGTTCGCCAGAAATGCAATCGCGAATCAGAATATAAAGCGGAAGAAGCTTCGACAATTCCGGGCGAATAAATGCGACATTAGCCATTTTCAATTTTCCTTTAAGTCTTTAACTAGGCATTGTTACTTTGAATTTCGACGCACTACGCTTCGAACCCTTTAGCACGCGATAACGTGCCATGTCGTAACAATGATCTTCGGCGGTTGTATCAACATCGTCGATTTTTTCTTTGTCGCGGGGCAGTGTGGGCAAAATCTCAATCGAAGTCGTGCAATTTGCCATGAAGTATATACCCGGCCCTTCGTTTTTAGCAGACGCTTCTAAACGGTCGCGTAAAAGTTGAAGGCCGTTGCGACGCGAACCGGGCGATTTGTCGGATTCAATCCAACGAACGCCCTTCTTCGACATTTTTAATTCGATGGTTTCAACGTCAGCTTCGCGAACATCCCGAATTTGATTATCGGCAGGGCCGGGCCACGGTTGCGACGAAATCCAACCGTTCGCCATTAGCGAAATTTCACGGTCGATAATGCCTTGCGCAACGTCAGGGGCCGAAAGCTTCAAACCTTTGTTCGTTCCAACTTCCGCCGCGCCGTACCATTCGAAAATTTGAATCAATGAACCGGGCTTCGGGCAAAACGAAAAAACTTCGTCACCGACGATAATTTGCGCTTCTTCGCCGTTTGCTTCCGCCCACCATCCCACACTAAACGGATGCGACGAACCCCAATCGAAAGACCTATCAATTCGCCAGCTTTGGGGAACGACGAACCGGGGCACGATATGAATTCGGGAATCCCAAATATCATCCATCGCGCCGCCTGCCGTAACATCCCAATCGCCATAAAGCCAAGCCTTGCGCAAATTGGGGTCTTTGATACTTTCCAGTTCGGCGACGTATCCGGGCGGAAGATATTTGTTTTCGCGATAGCTTCCGAAGATTGCGACTTGCGTTCGAACGACGGTTTCGTTTTCTTCGGTTTGCGGGTTGTAAATTTCGACTTTGGTTCGAACAACAGTGCCACGGGGCGCAACGTTAATAAAACGACGCTTTACCCAATTATGGCCGGGGCCATTCGGGTTCGTTGTTGAAAAGACTTCTAACGGAATCGGCGGCAGCGGAAGACCGTTCGGCGTTAGATAATTACCCTTCGAATCCTTCGGCGTGTTTATTACGGGGTCAAACGACGAACGATTGACCGACATAAATTTGTCGTAAAGTTCGGAAGAAGAATGCTTTGTTAATTCATTCCAACCTAGAAACGGGTATTCGTGCCCGTGGAAGCCTTCGTAATCCGAAATCTTCTTAACGTGTCGAAACAACAGTTCTTCGCCAGTAGGCCAAACCCATTTATAAGCCGAAGTTGATTCGTAAAACTTCGCGCCGTCGCCGAACTTACCGAACCATTTTTTCGATTCAGCGACAAGCCCGCCCAAATGGTCGAATTCCAAATCGAAGATAACGCCGCGCCAAAATTGGCCGTAGCCCTTCCCGACGTGGCGAAGAAAGCGCATAAGTTGGGCAACAGTCTTGCCGGGGCCGCGTGCGCCTTCGTATAACGTATGGTCGCAATGTGAATTAAAGGCGAAATCTTGCGAACCGGGCAACGCCTGCCAAACAACTTCGAAATTAATGTTTGCTTCGGCTGACATTTTGCAATTCCCGCTGTTGCGCCAGCAAATCCGATTCCCATTTTACGGCATCGGTTGAATAATCCGAAGCTGCAATTACTTTCGGCATTAAGACCGTTACGTTTTGCGAAGGCGCTTCTTTCTTTTTCTTGCCTTTTATTTCGGCGTAAAGATTCATCGCGTTAATACGTTCGCGCCAAGAATCCGCACCTTCAATAGCTTCTTTTAATTTTTCTTTTAAATAAACGTCGTCTTCGTCTTCGCCAGATTCGGCAATTTCGGCTTTCTTCAATTCGGCAATCATCGCCTTAACTTCGGCGTCGTTGTGCCACATCGAAGCGATTTGCGCCGCGCGATTGAAGTTGCCCGGATGCACCAATTGCCCGGCTTCTAGCGGATTCATGTTCGCCGA